AAGGTCGAAGAAGATCCTTGGATGGATCCGCTCTAGAGACCTTGCCAAGCTAACATCCTGTTGTAAGCAATTAGGAGGACATAGTGAAACCTCCGAACTCTGTAAAACCTTAATGCAAGTTGAGGCATTCTTTAAAAAGAATGCGTCATTTACAACTCCATCCGCCGTAAAAGCGCAAACTGCAAAGTCTTTCCTTCATGGAGAGACTATTTGCGCTATTACAAATAAGCGGTTGGACCATTACTTCTTTCAGCGTGATCGTTTAGATCCCGATCTGTCAAAGTGGATGGACCGCATGGAGTCGTTTATCTCTTCTTGTTTAGGGTCTTACAGTTCGTTCATTCAGGAATTACCTGACTTAATTAAACTTACTTCAGGCGCCACTGCAACACGACCCAGAACTCGATCGCAACCGTATCGAAAGTTACGGAAAACAATCGAAGCACCATGTTCAGCTGCCCCATATATATTAAGTTTAGCCGAATATTTTGGCTACACTGATATAGAGGTAGTAGAACATGACTGGAATCGTGTGACGCAAGTCCCAAAGACTTGGGAGATTAATCGTACCATCGGATGTGAAGCTGAGGGGGTTGTACCCTTACAGCTAGCATTCGATACTCACGCTAAGCGTAAGCTTAGAATGTATGGTATTGATTTATCCGACCAGTCTAGAAATAAGAGTCGTGCTTGGATATCCTCGATTAATGACGACGATGTCACTGTCGACATGAGGATGGCGTCTGATCTGGAAGCGTATAACCTAGTCGCTTGGGTTTTCCCAAGTGACTGGTTCGGCTTCCTTGACGACGTCAGGTGCCCTTTTTATAAATTCAAAAAGGACTCACCATACAAGTTCCGTTATGAAAAGTTTAGTTCCATGGGAAATGGAACGACTTTTACAACGGAGACTCTTATCTTCGCTGCTGCATGTCATGCAATAGGTGAACGTAATTATTCCATATATGGAGATGATATTATCATCTCTCGGAAAAATTACCCAAACCTTATGCGTTTGATGCGTTTCATCGGCTTTAAAATCAATGAAGGTAAAAGCTACTCTAAGGGACCCTTTCGGGAATCTTGTGGTGGCAATTACTTCAGAGGTGTTGATGTTACTCCGTTTTTTATCAGGAAACTCGATAACCGAAAGGCTATCTTGTCTCATGTTATTAACGGATTAGTATCTAAAGCCGAACCTCATGGTAAATTATGGCAATATCTAGCCAAACTCACAGTTGAGTTTGAACTGAGGTATGTACCATACAATGAGGATCCAATGAGCGGAGTGTACATTGACGTACACCACGCATACAGGATGAAACTTCTTCGATATCAGCGTGAGCTACAAGTAACACGATATAAGGCATATAAGCCAAAAGTGAACTTGTACCACGTTGCTAGTGAACGTACATTCTTCCTCTGGTGTCTCAGCAGTACGAGACAACGCGAGG